GTTATTTCTGAAGCTCTACCTAAACTAAACTGAGCTTCTTGTTCTAACCTATTCATTGGAACATTAAGTGATTTATATAGTTTCTTTTGGAAGTATATAATATCATCAATCTGTCCTAGGTTTTCGCCACCAGGTAATGTTGAGATTTCTGTTCCTCTTCCACCTTCTCTACGAGGTAAGAAAAAGTCCTCTAACATTGACATATGTTTCTTATCGTCTTTAATATCTCCTGTTTTAGCATCATAAATCAGTTTGTTTCTATACTGACCCATAATGTTTTTCAAATATTCTTCTGCTTTACCTTTTGGTAAGTTACCAACATCGATATAGAATATTCTTCTTTCAGGAGCTCTTGAAATTCTGTAGATAACCAATGAATCTTCCATCATTCTTAATTGGTTAACTGGTTTAATTGCCTTTTGCAAATATGATAAAATTCTTTTTCTGCTTGTATCTAATACACCAGATGTACAATATGCAATTGCATCAGGGTGAATTTTTAATCCCTGATTATGATTACCCATTTTATTGTCCTGGAATAAGAAGTATTCTTTTTGCTTCTTAATTAATTTTGCACCAGTCTTTGGGTCTTCTTCCTCTTCTATTTCTTTGACCTTTCTTAATTTAGTAGGGTCAATATATCTTAATTCTTTAATACCACTTTTCGCGTTTTCAGAATCAATAATAATATGATATGGTAATCTACCATCAACATACCATCTTCTAAAAATATCGTGCGCGTATTGGTTAAAGTTTAATAAGCCTAATATGTGTTGAAATTCTTCTTGTAATGTCTTTTTAATTTTATCCGAAGCTTCCACTTGGTCTAAAACTAATCTAACGGGAACTTCTACATTATCGCCAATAATGGCTTCATTCACTATATCTTCAATAGCGGCATCGCACTCGGGCTGTGACGCTATGTCTCTGTATTTGTAAATAAGTTCAATTTCATTTTTAGCCTTGTCACCATCTAAATCTAGGTAAGCACCAAAATGACCACCTGCTTGAATTACACCAGCACCATCTTCATCTGTATTAGGTACAAATGATGGTCTGACTGTATCTACGCCTGTGTTTGAACCTTTACGTTTTATTTCAAAACCAAAAAATTCTGCCATGTTTATCCTCAAATATTATCGGAGGGAAATTAATCCCTCCTCAAATATTATTTATAACCTTACGAAGTCGTATTAGATTCCCAGTATTGAATGTTTAATTCTACTGTGAATTCTTCAATCGCTGAAGCTTCATCGTAACTTAATTCGATAGCTCCAATGTTTGTTGGATACGCTCCTCTAAAGTCGTATTTTTTAACTGGATTACCGCTGTTATCTAATTGTTCTACAATCATATCAGCCATATAATCCGTTGGGTTTGCAAGCCCTGTATTTGCACTATGTGCATTAATACCATTGCTCCATCTTTCAAATGCGTCTCTAACACCAAAATCGATATCGTTATAAACAGTAATTGTCCAAGGTTCAAAAGACCTATCGCCAGCCATGTTTAGTTTTCTTCCTCTAAAAGGAACTTCAATATTGGTAAGAACGGATGCAGGTAATTGAGCAGCCTTACACATAAATGATGTTAATTCTACATCACCCTGTGCATAGCCTGGAAAATTACATGTTACTTTGAAAAGGTTGGGTCTTGCACCGCCCCCTACTAGCTTCGATTTAAAATCGTCTATGCCTAAAATTGCCATGTTATTCTCCTATTATCCGCCAGCGACTTCAGTAAAGTCGACTCCGGTTCTTGTTGCAATAAAATTAAGAGTAATAAAGTTAATAGACCTTGCAGGCTTAACAAAAATGTCAGCTACAAATCTATTTGTATCTATTACTTGTCCGGTATTGTTTGACTCATCGCAAACCACTAAGAAATCTGTAATTCCTCTTCTGCCTTTCACATCTCTCAAGAATGGCTCTAGTAAATTTCTAAACTGAGCTCTTGTGAATTCGTCATTGAATTCAAATAGTTGTGATTTAGCAGCTGTTGAAATCGCTTTCTCTATAACAATGAATAATCTTCTTACATTAATTCTATCAAAGGCTGATGCTCTACTTAATAGTGTTTTATCACCAAAAAGCATTGTACCTTGACCTGGGAAAGAAACTAATGGATTAATCCTTGCCTTATAAAGTGTGTCTCTTTGAGCTTTAGTTGGGTTGTAAGCTAATTTTGCTACACCTAGTAATTGACCTCTATTCACACCTGCTGGTGAGAACCATGCGTCAGCTACTGAATCGGTGTTAGCACAAAGACCTGCACACAGGCCGTTACTTCCAATCCATCTATATACATCGTTGTATTTGTCATACAAATATACAGCACCACTATCTAATGATGCGTAAGATGTTGACGGTAATAAATTTGCATACGCTACAACGTCAGTAACTGGGTCTGTTCCAGTTGAATCGTCTATAGGAGGTGAAATGAATGCTATACAATCTTTTCTTGCCTCGGCTATAGAAATCAGTTTTTCTCCGATAGTATCTACACCATCAGCATCAGGTGCTGCAAACAATAAATTTACATCTACTGTTTCACCATCGGCTAAATAATCTAATGCAGTCGATACTTCGCCTGCAGTTAGGGCGTTATCAGATACTCCTAAACCTAGGTCGTCAACCAATACGGTATCAGATGTAACATAAGCGGAACCACTTGCTGCCTTCAATTCTGCAACTGTGTCTCCTGCTTTTGTTAATCCTGTATCGTGGGTTGCCCACCAGATATATTCTGATTTGTTATTAATGACGTCTTTGTAAAATAATGAAGAACCTGAACTATCCTTAGCGTCAGAAGCCTGTGATAGGAAACTAAAAGTTTCTAATACAGTTCCTCTTGTGCCAGTAAATAGGCCTTCTTCATCAATTACTGCTATATGCATTTCGTCCGCGCCGGTTGCTAATCCTTTTCCTTTTACGTAATCGGATGTACTAGGTGCTGCTTCGAATTGGCCTTTATGGGCCCATGTTCCGAATCCAGCTGCGTTAGTACAAACTTCTACTTGAAGGGAATTACCAATAGCGCCAGGGTATTTAGCAATCCATTGACCGTCTGTGCCGGTCGCTAGTGTTGCTTGGTCATACTCTGTTTCGTTAGATACGAGTCTTCCAGCCGTTCCGCCTGTAGCGTTCAGTGCTGCTCCAACTCCTCTAACCACTTTTAATGCGTTACCATACTTTAAAAAAGATGCCGCATTCAAAAAGTGTTTCGCTGTGTCTGCATCAATGGGTGCACCGAACTTTTCAGCTAGTTCGTTTTCAGAACCTACGGTTACAACCTCATGTGCTGGACCCCAGACGAATGCTCCTGCGAATCCACCAATGCTGGTTGATACGGCTGGAACTACGTTCGTTGCGTCAATTTCCTTGACTTGAACGCCTGGTGATACTTGAAATGCCATCGCTTTATCCTCTCTTTGAGTTAGTTAATAAGTTTCATAATACGTATATTCACTAGTATTATTTATAAGTTATACTATTTTATAAGCCTTAATGGTCTGTTGAATCGTTTGCTTCTACCACATCGCTTAGTATAAAGCGTTTATTTGGGTTAATTGCAACCTTAAATTTGGTCATTAATTTACGATTAACTAACATTTCGGACGCCGTGTCCTTGGTAGATAATCCTAATTCTGCATTATAACGTTTATTATTGAATATAATTGTGTGTTCTATTACTGGTCTTCTATCAAATGGTTTTAAACCTCTTTGTGGTTCAGATACATATAATACCTCGCTTTTGAAAGATGAACCATTTTTTGTCCATTTTACAAAATCTCCATCAGCTTCCATAGTGTCGACATGTAGCATAGTAGCAGTAGCACTATTACCAGTATCAAGCTTTGCTCTAATAGGGTCATGTTCCATACCTTCTAATTGTATACTTTCAATATACCCTGCTTCTTGTCTCATTAAAGCTCTTCTGGTTCTCTCATCTGAATATATGTTTAATATATGTTCTATTGTTTCTTCATCAGAAATCTTTTTAGTGGATTTTTGAGTTTTATAATCGTAACCCATAAAGTGAGAACGAATACCAGGACTGCCGTTTACTTCTAATATATATGATGTGCCTTTATATACACAATGGTCAACACCACAATACGAAGCTCCACTGCTTCTAGCCGCATTTATAACTAATTCTTTTTCTTCGTCTGATAGTTTATACGGTCTTGTATCTGCACCTAAGTGAACATTGTTTCTAAAATCTTTTTCTTCTTTTTGTCTAACCCTTTCAGCAGCACCAATAATTTTACCATTTACTAATAAAGTTCTAACATCTGAACTTACATCTAAAAATTCTTGTAATAAAATAGATGCATCGTATTTCCATAGAGATTGACATACAGAAACTAATGAACTCATATCGTTTACTTTAGCTACGCCAACTCCTTGAGTACCAGTCAGTGTTTTAATAATTACTGGAAATTTACCACCAATTCTTCTATGAGCATCTTCTATTGATTTAACATTATTTACAATAGATGTTTTAGGTATG